AAACTCATCACGCTCTGCTGCCGACAAACCTCTCAGCCGAACGCTGCCCCCCCACTCAGGGACGTCTACGTCGACAAACCTAAAGTCAACCGCTCCTAAAATCTGATCTCTACTTAGTGCCATCTGTTATCTCCTCCTGACCAAAAAAAACGAGACACCCCGTTAGAAGTGTCCCGCTATATTTAACCGCCTAAAGTACCGTCAGTATCAAACGTAACCGCACCATCGATGTTGATGCTGACGTTGACTGTGACGACATCTTCCAGTGGCTGGCTGATGCTGTAACTTTGGACGTACCCGCCGAACTCACACGCAGCTAAGCCTGTGTCAGCGTCCGCCCATACGACAACGAAGTAGACCTTCGCGCCTGATGAGTAAGACGACTGCATCAATGCTTGTGCTGATTGTGTAGACGAGTCTGGAACCCAGTTAAGACTAATATCGATTGTACCGCTGTCTTTCTGGCCTACCAGTTTACCTTTGTATGCTGACCCGTATTTGCTGACTTCGATTACGTTCGCGGAGAGCTCCATGTCTCCAATGTTTTGAACTTCACCGACTAAGTCACCAGACACGAGGCTGGCGAGTGAATGAGCACTCGCTTTCGCATACAGCTTTGTTTCTTGCCCTGTAAAGGGCGCTTGAATTGCTGCCATTGCGTTAGCTCTCCTTAACGATTAAGACTAGGTCTAAGGTTGATGTGTAAAGTTGAAGGGTTTCCTCAAAATCATTGACGATGTTGTGGATACGGCATCCCTGGATTAGGTCACCACTCTGTGTTGTTGACAGGCCATTCATCGAAGTCGTGAGTGCTTGAGTAATCTCTCGCATCTCGCTGTACTTCTCTGCAAAGACTGTCAGGTCAACCTGGTAACGACGTAAGGCAGACACACCCCCAGCAACTAGGCTTTCGATGCCGTCCTGTACTGTGTAAACAATGCAGGGCTTATCGACTTCCTGTGGTAGTCGCTGTGGGTAAACGCCATTCGTAGCTATCTGTGAAGTGATACTTGAATCAGCAAGGATGTATGTACGGAGGGATTGATCGATCATCGAACGTCCTCCGCGTAGATCACCACGTTCTGACGTTTACCTTTTGGGTCTGAACTAGACAGAACCTCAAGTAAGCGACCAGCAACGCTGATTTGAGCGCCGGGATTTAACAGCTCAAGTTCTGGGCTATAGCGGAACTGTAGCTCGAACTCGATCCGACTCATTAACTGACCATTTTCTGCACGTTCTCTAAAAGTACGTTGTTTGATGCTGCACTTGTGAGTGACAGAATCAGCAGTCATGGTGTGGTCAAGAGCTCCGTAGGCATCAGGTGAAGTTGCACGTTGATAGATAGTTGCTGTATGCCTCAGTGAACCTGCTCTCATTGNCCCCCCTTACGCTATGCGTAGTCGGTAAGGAGAGAGAAGGTCATCAGCACCTTTTGGAGCTTTCACAAGCGCCAAACCAGCATTATCAATAATGCCGTCTTCACGGTACTCATACAGTGATCCCATAACCAGCAAGATAGCTTGCTTTACGGAAGCTGGAACAGAGACTGAACCGTCAAGCGCGTAAGTAACCGCAACATGCTTTGGTTCATCAGCGACATCGGTAGGCCAGACCTCACCCATTGCTGGGTAAAGGTAAGCCAAATCTGAAGCGCCTACTAAGCGATATAAGGAGCTCGCCAGCGTCTGCTGGACATAGTCCGAATCATAGTAGGTTACCGATGTGATGCCGCTGATCTTGCCACCAGGCAAGTACAAACCAAGCTTGTTGCGACTGCCGCGTAACGGAAACGCGTCGAAGTAAACCGTCTTCGAACCTGTAGACCAGACTCGATTAGTAAACGACTCAGCGTATTCAGTCGCTACAGAAATCATACGTTCGATCTCTGCCTGTTCATCACTGTCAATGGTGCTAGGCAGACGCAAGTGAAGTCTCGCTTCTGCAAAAGTCACGGGGTCTGCCATAGCATTTCTCCTTCAACTGTTAATTAAGCGTGTGTTACGCCCACAACCTTCATTGCCTGTGCGTCTAACACCATAGATCCAGTCCTTTTTCGGGAATAGAACATCACCGACCCGGGTGTAGTGAACGGGTCACGTAAGACGCTTACGCCGACGCGATCGACGATCTGGAACGCACGAGCGAAGTCACCAAACATAATTGGTGCGCTGTGAGCTGCCTCATCGATTCCGTCCATGTCTTCGTTAATAACGATTTGGTGGCCGAACAAAGATGTAGCACCGGCTTGTGTAAGATCACGCTGTAGGAAGTACTCGCCGTCGCCATTCTTGAGGTTGATGAGAGCCTGGTGGGTAGCCCGATTCATCATCCAACGGCAGTTAGGCAAATATGGAGTCTTGACTGACTTAACGACTGTGCGTAAGAACTCAATGGTAGCGGCGTCCGACGCAGCAATAGCGTTGTTAGTTCCTGTGTTCAGAACCTGAAACGTACCGTTAGCGTCATTAGCGGCGCTGTCAGCGTTCAAAGTTAGCCCATTCAAGATACCGACAGGCTTGTTGGTGCCGTCGCCAGACAAGAAGGCTACGCCCTCTGCTTCTGAGAACTGACGAGCAACTTCGCCTAACAGCCAATCTTCTACATTGAAGAAGCCATCTTCGATGAGGTGCTGATACACACGAGGACGTGCATACACTTCACCAAAGGTTGCAGTGCGCTGAGCCAACTCGGGTGAATCAGTCTGTGCGCGTGCAGTAGTCTCACCAACCCATCCACTGGCAGCATCAGACGTGCTAACGAGTTGCTTTACATCTGTAGTAGCGGCCTGGGCGACAGAACATACCTGACGCATAGGTGATACTTCGTGCTGGATTTTGATGATCTCTTGGCGAAGCTCTTCTGGCAAAGCGTATCCGCCTTGAGCGTCGGTTGAGATCTGAAGGTCAGCAGCTTTGCCGCGAAGACCATCAGCGCCTTCCTTGATGAAGGTTTTGAATAAATCTCTAGATTCCATGTCTTGTTTATCTCCAAGATTGCGGATGAATGTAGGAGCAGCTTGCTTAGCCTTTACCTCTTCGAGGTCAGCTTTGATTGCTGCGAGTTCTTCTGAAGCAATAGATGCTTCCTTTTTGAGGGACTCATTTTCGATAGCTACAGCTTCGTTCTGAGCGACAACCTCATCGATGGTTTTTTCAACGACATCGAGGCTGACGTCCTGAGCCGTAGCAACCGTGAGCTCCTCTGACTTAATTTCGTCTGTCATAGCAGTTTCCTGTTACTTGGTTTTGGATTTGATGATGGTTAGTTTGTCCAGCATCGCCTTGAGTCGCTGATGATCAATCTCGGTTTGAGCGTCACACTCATCTTGAGTCTTCTCAATCAACTCCTCTTCATCGTCATCCAGAGACTTGAAACCGCCAGCCAAGATGGCTTTCGCTTCGTTCCTAGACAGCCCAGCATCACGCAGGACAGACTCTAGTTCTCGGATGTTGATGTCCCCAGCTTCATCTTTGACAGCAGAAACCACTGCCGAAGCATTAGCCGGGATAGTCACCAAAGAGACTTCATGAAGGTCTATCTCTTTGAGGTGATTAGTTTTACTGCGCGAGTTGTACTCTTCATCTCGCACTCGGTAGCCAATAGACATGCTGTTAATAGCGCCGTCTTTCAGCAGAGCGTAGGCTTCGTCGGCATCGCGGACGCCAGCAGTCAATGTGCCGGTAACACGCAGACCTTTTTGGTCTTCTACCATCGATGTCCAGCGGCCAATGGGACGCTTTAGATCGTGGTGTAGAAGCATTGCTGGCATAGTTTTCTGTGCGCCGTGGTCAGCCAGGCTTTTTGCAAACGCTCCAGAATCGACAACGTCGCCTTGGCGGTCCATGTTGCCAAACGTGCTGGCATAGCCTTCAAATTTGCGTTCGTCGTTTTCTTGATAAAGCTTGACGTCTTCAAGGTGAAATACCTTCTTCATAGATACCTCTTTCAGTTTTTGTTTAGCGACATTAGTCATCAGTAGGCTCCTCTTGCTCTTGTTCGGGCTCTGGCTGTTGTTGTTCCTGCTCAGGCTCGGCTTCGTTACCAAAAGTGAGGTTGTTACTGTCGCTGACATAGTCATCCCCACCTTCGCGGGGGTTCATGTCTAGACGTGACCGGACTTCGTTCGGGGACATAACGCCCATCGTCAGCAGTTTGCTGTAAGCCTCTACCTCGCCGGTAAAGTCACCCCGAATGAGCTCTGAGACGTCGAACTTAAAGCATCGAGTGCTGTCGCCCAGGAGCTGATAGTCCATTCTGTTTTCAAAAGCTTTGAGATAAGGCGAGATAGCCGATTTGTAAAAATCTAAGCCCTGCGCCTCAATGTTTGAGAACGTAGCTCGCGACAGGTCAGCAATCATGTGCGGCGGTACTCGGAAGATTCCGCAGATCTCTTCGCGGGAAAGCTTTCTGGTTTCGATGAGCTGCACATCGCCAGGACTCATAGAGATCGGCTCAAACTTCACACCAGCTTCGAGTAGTGCAACGCGATTTGCGTTACGAGTCCCGCCATGTGCTGAATCCCAAGATTCCTTTAAATTCTTGTACGCATCGTCGCTGAGCGTGCCGTCGACCTGTAAAACGCCACGAGGTGTGCTGCCGTTTGAGAACACATTGTTAGCGTGGTCCCTTTGCTCGATAGCACCACCTAGTAGACTACCTTGGTACGAAATAGGAGATATGCCCCGGATACCGTCAGTGGTCATACCTTTAAAATGAAGCACTTCGCTAGGCTGAAGCACCATTGTGCGTTCGCGGCCTTTCTCACCAATCGTAACGTGGTAAGTAATTTGGTTTTGATGCTGGATGTCTACGGAAACTGAGTCGGTAGGAATCGGGTGTAGAGAAACAACACGACCAGACTCGCCTCGAACAATATAGCTATAGCTGTTACCACGAAGACACAGGTTCACGACCTGCATTTGCCAAAACTCTTGCGCTGTCTGCCAATCGTTAGGTGAGCGGTACACAAGCGAGTGCATCATGTCAGACCACTGGTGTGTCTTGCTGACGCGATCAGCGCTTAGCTTGTATAAGTGACAAGGTAAGGTGCTAACTGTCTCGGATAGAACTTTGATACAGGAATATACGGTCGACAGTCGCATAGCTGTTTCTGGACTGACGGCGCTAAGTGAGGGCTTATCCCCTCGTAGCATTAGTTCCATCAATGCCGGGCTATCGAGGCCGTAGCTTATGCTTTTCTGTTCAGCCGCCTCTGACTTTCTGTTCCAAAATGCCATAGGAGCTCCTAAAGTGTGCGAATACCGCGCGTTTCGTAGGGTGACGGTTGTAGTCCAGCGTGGACCTTCATCCGACCCAGGGCCATGATGATTGCGATTACTGCGTCTATCTTGTTTGCGGCAGCGTCTTTTTTGACTTTGATGTTGTCGTTAACGTCAGTCCAAATCACAGAGTTACTAGCCATCCACCGGACGACTGGGTCGTCGCCGTGAACCATGCGTTTACTCAGTACAGCTTTCTCAAACTCTTTAGCTGGGTCTGACATGTTCATGATGTTCTGCGGGAACTTGACCATAGGTAGGCCCTGGTCCATTAGTTCGCTGACAAGCTCATGAGCTCCGTATGGGTCAAAAGCTATTTGTTTGACGTGATACTGCTCACAGGCTTCTAGTATTTTTTGCTTGATGTACGTCAGATCGGTAACCGACCCATCGGTTGCAATGATGTAGCCTTTATCTAACCATTCCCGGTACTTAGCTCCCATAGCTCCCGACTTGTCTACGATCGTTTCCATTGGCAGGAAGTTGTAGACGTAGGGGTATAACTCACCGTTCTGCTGAAATAACAAAGCGACAGAGGCAAAGTCATTTACTGATGCCAGGTCTAACCCTATATAACAGGGTTGGCCTTTAAACTGCTCTATCGGTGGTCGGGGTTTATCACAAGCGTCCCAGGCAGACATAGACAGCCAGGCACTGTTAGTTGAGCACCAAACATTCAGACGCTTAGTCTTAAAGTTGGTTTCGGCTGACGGTGATTCCTCAGCTTGCTTACTTAGCCTAGCTAGATCGTCAGGCTGTACGGACACCCCGTAATTTGGATTAGCTTTCTGCCAAGTTTCTGGCAAGCGCCAGTCGTCTTCTTCATCGATGCCGTACACCAGCGAGAAAAACGTGTCATCGTCGACGTGGCCTTCTAGTATTTTCAGAGCGTAGTCACGTACCTGGTAGCAGATACCTTCGCGGTTTACTCCGGCTGTTGTGATTGTGAACAGCAGCGGCTGGGCTCTCGCACCAGAAGCGACGTTCAGTACATCGTAGACCTCACTGGTCTTGTGTACGTGTAGCTCATCGACAACTGCAAATGACGGACTGCGCCCTTCTAACGACCCTGCGTCAGCACTTAACGGCTCAAACTTAGCGTTTTTAGCCTCGAAGCTTATGCAGCTCCTATGTACTGTCAGGTGTTTATTTAAATGGCTACTGCCTTTGACCATAGCCTGGGCATCGCCGAATACGATACGTGCCTGGTCACGACTTGTGGCTGCTGAATAGATTTCTGCACTGGACTCATTGTCTGCCATAAGATGGTACAAACTGAGCACAGAGCACAAAGTACTCTTGCCACTTTTACGTGGAACCTCGATGTAAACAGACCGGCGTAATCTCTGCCCGTCTGAGCGGAGCCATCCGTAGACCTGGCTAACCAGGAACACCTGCCACGGCTCGAACTCGATAGGCTGCCCAGCGAGTGGTCCTTTAAGGTGGTGCAGGAACGACGCAAACCGGATAGGCCTAGCTGCGGCGTTGTTATCAAACTTAATATCTTTGCGCTTCTTCATTGCCAACGCTTGCTGGCAACTTAGCTTGATGTTGTTACAGGCAGGTACTTTGCCAGAGACGACATTCTTCGCGTAATCCCAAGCGACCTTAGCGATCTTTGCGTCAGATGTTGCCCACTTAGAAGGCATATTACTTTCTCAGCTTCATCAGTTTGTCAGCGCCCCTGATGCCAAAGCTTGCGCTAACTGCTAAAAAAAGAAGGTACTGATACCACTCAGGTAGAGTGTCGAGTGCTGCAAACGCCATATCGACGCGCTGAATTACAGCAACATCATCCATAGCAATTGCGTAGCCAATCATGAAAATCGGAGCGGCGAGACAAATAGTCCAGAACTCGTCTTTCCAGCTCGATGCAGAAGCATCAGCCATCTTTGATTCCCACTCTGCACCATTCTTGATGACTTCTAGCTGCTGCTCATGCTTAGCCTTAGACTTTTCAGCTTTGTTGTTGAGAAAGGTTTTACCTAAGTCAGCAACTGGGCCTAGTAACGATAAAAAGTTCATAGCGACTCCTATCTGCCTTTCTCTAGGATGTAGTCACGTATGATGGCGACATCAGCTTTTATCTCTTGCAGGTCTTCTTTAGTCTGATCCGCGCCAGCCTCGAGGACCGCCACTCGTGCGACTAAAGGCTGTACCTCTTCTATGTCTTTTTGAATCTGTAAGACTTCCTGACTAGAGCTACCAGCGATGTAAACCATACCGACTAGTGCAGTAAAGACCGGCCAGCCGACCATGAACCAATTCTTGTGAGCGTCATCCATTGAGAAAGTCCTCAAATGTATTGATAGGCGAGTTCACATCTGCTTTTGCATTAAGGTGCGACCTACTGCTGGCTGTGAGGCCGTATTCGCGAAGCAGTCGATTGATGTTTGTGAATGCCTGGTTAAGTGGGCCAATGGCGGGATGTGGCTTGATCACTGGATCGCCATTGATGTTCTGGGTGTTGATGAGTTCTCCCTCATCGAGGATCGTTCTACGCAGACGTAGGTACATAGCGACCTGGTCTGATAAAAGTGAAAGTGCTAACCCGTCGACGCGAGTGCCAACGTTCATTTCGACCATGTATTTTGTAACTTGATCGAATAGCTGGGCCGATAACGGGTCTTCGTCAAGCCATGACGGCCTGTCGGGTAACGACACGTCTAGTTGTGGTTCGTTTTTATTCGTCCTGTCAGGGCGTAACGTACCGTTCAACTGTTTTAACTTTGTCGGCTTACGTGGCCGACCTTTTCCGCTGCTCATTTAT